AAGACGGTGTCCTTGGAGCCTTTTCTGTTGGTTTTCGAGTCAAGGATGCTGATTACTTATCGGAAACCGACGGATATAAGATAAAGGACGCTGAGTTGTTTGAAGTTTCGGTAGTATCCGTACCTTGCAATCAAGCAGCTACTTTTTCTCTGGCGAAGTCTTTTGACTCTGAGACAGAGTACGAAGCCTTCAAGAAAACTTTCACCAATCGTGTAGATCTAGCCAGTCAGTCTCTGGCTAAAGATGATAAATTATCGGTAGCTAGTGACACACTGGACGGAGCGCAAGCTCAAAAGGAGATCAAAATGTCGGAAGAGGTAAAAACTCCCGAAGTCGACTTGGAAGCATTTGCTAAGAAGGTAGCAGAGGAAACTGCTGCTAAAATTGCAATGAAACAAGCCGAGACCAAAGCTGCTGAAGAAGCTGCAGCACAAGAAGTAGCTGAGAAAGCTGCTGCGCAAGCAGAAGCAAAAGCGGCTCAAGAAGAAGAAGTTAAGCAAGCAGTTGTAACTGGCGTTGAGTCAGGAACTGAAAAGCTTATGGAAGATGTTCAGAAAGAGCTTAATGCTCGTAACTCTGATATGGAAGAAACTCTAGCTAAGTATAAGAAAGAGCTGGAAGAAAAGTCTGACGAAATCGCTAAGATGCGTGACTCTAAGCGAGTCTTCGCAGATCGCGCTGAAAAGAGCGACATTTCTAAGTGGGGTCAGGACTTCCTAACTGCACATATGCTAGGTGTAATGACTCGTAAGGGTTGGGATACAAGCTATGGCCGTGACATCCAAGAAAAAGCTGGTATCGACTATGCAACTAACGCTGGCGATATTGACCAAGAAGTTTCATCTCTTATTGAGAAGGAAATTCAAAACGAGCTACGCGTAGCTCAACTATTCCGTGAAATCCCTGTGAACGGTGGAGCGACTGTGCTACCAATTTCCGTAGATGTTGAGCCTGCAACTTTTTCTGCAAGTGCACAAACTAGCGGTACTTTGGAAAATCGTGGCGCATCAAACAGCACCTACCGTCCTAAGCAAGTAATCTTGAACGCTTATCGTTTGATCTCAAGCACCTTTATGGACAATGATGTCGACGAGCAAGTTCTAATTAACTTGATGCCTATGCTGATTGAAGGCGTAGCACGTGCACACGGTCGTGCAGTTGAGAATGCTATTCTAAATGGTAACTCAAGCGCACCTGCAGGTCTTGCAGACTTTGCCGCAGCAGCAACGCTGTCTGGCACTGACAACATGGACATCTCTGATGGTGACTTGTTGACTGCTGCTAACTTATTGACCGCACGTAAGGCAATGGGTAAGTATGGTTTGAATCCTTCAGATGTAACTTACATTGTTAGCTCAGCGAGCTACTATGATCTGTTGTCAGATTCTGCTTTCCAAACTCTGGATGAAGTAGGATCAGATCTGGCAGTACGAATCACTGGTACAATCGGAGCCGTATTCGGTTCTGCAGTTGTTGTATCAGAAGAGTTCCCTGCGGACAACACTAACGGAAATATGGCTGCAGTAGCCGTATACCCCCGTAACTATGTAATTCCACGTCTACGTGGTGTTACGGTTGAACAGGATTACGAAGTAATGAATCAGCGACGTGTTATCGTTGCGACTCAATCACTCGGATTTGAAGAAATCGTGGCCGGCGCTTCAGCTGACCAGCCTTCAGTTCGAATTAACTTCCAGTCTTAATAACCAGCGAACTTGGGGGAGCTTCGGCTTCCCCAGGTTTTTACTAATTTACTTATGTCAAATTTACTTACGTTAGCAGATTATAAGGATTCAGAAGGCATCACAAGTCCAAAAGAGGATTTGAGGATTAGCTCGCTTCTTCCTTCTGTAAGTCAATTAGTAAAAACCTATTGTGGAAATAGTTTTGTAGATTTTTATTCTTCAAATAAAACAGAAGCATTTGATATACACTGGGACACTTATGCAGTACAGCTCACTGAAAGTCCTATAGTATCTATTGTTACAGTAAAAGAAAGGAGTGGTTATGATCAAGCATATACTACACTCACTACGGGCGCATATGAGTATCATCTCGATTCGCGTACCGATAGTATTGTTAGAACAAATGAGTCTGGTACTCGTCTTAATTGGAAGCACGGTGTTGGCGCTGTAGAAGTTGTTTATAGAGCAGGCTATGCCTCTCTTCCGAGTGATTTAAAACTTGCTGTAATTGATTTAATTACATACTATTTGAAGGACGAGCATAAAGAAAGAAGAACTTTAGGCGGAGCAAGTATACAAAATACTGCAAGCACAAGCCAGCGAGACAATGTGGCTTTTCCAGATCATATAAAAAGAGTTCTGGATCTATATAAAAACTTTTAATGAGTATAGCTCAACAAACAGCATTTTTAAAATCCTTTGATAAATTATTAAATCAGAGAGTAGCAACTTATAGATCAAAAAATGCAAATAAAGTATCTCATGTTTTTGTTGCAAGTAGAGTAGCTGTTCGTAGAGGCATACTAGATCTTTTAAGAAAACAACTTACAAATATAGATAAAAAGAATGAAGTAATAGGATCTATACTTGCAGCAGCAGATCCTTTTATTGCTCAATTTATAGATGATGTAAAAAGAGCTGTTGATGGAAACTTTAAAAGCAGTTCTGTAGTTGTAGGAAAAATAACAAAGTATCAACCCGGGAATAGGTTAGTTGCTTTCTTTGCTGCAACAGAAATAGAGGAAGGCCACTTTAGAAATGTTTATCAGCAGATTACAAGAACTTATAAGCAATTAATAGAAGCATTAGCAGATGATGTGGCTGATGTAACTAAGACTATTTCAGGAAAAACAGTATCTAGTCAAGCAAAAGATTTTTGGAATTTAGAACACGGAAATCTTCAAGGTATAGCCGAGTCTCAAGTAAGAGACGCAATGACAAACTCTTTATTAGAAGAGGGCATAGAAGGAGCTATAGGAGAAGATGATGTTATGAAGTGGTTACAAGACTCAAATATAGATTTGAGAATTGTAAGAGACACAAAAACTAATAAAATGATAGTTTTTATTGGTTCCAAACAAGGCAACATGATAGAAGCCTTAAATTCAAAACAAAGAAAGAAAGTTTTAAAAGAACTAGTTGATGGAGCCCGAAAACAAGTAGAGCAGCAAGGAGAGCGCATTTTAGGTTTACCAGGTTCTCCTAGTTTTATTGATTTAAAAAGAAAAGAAACAGTAAAAAGAGTTATTGGAAGTATAAAGAAAAAGAATCCAAAAGCAAAAGTTAAACTGGCAGAAAATTTAAATGTAAAAGGTTCTAAGACAGATGTAGCTACAAAGAAGAAAACAAAAAACAAGAGTGTAGGGCCAATGCTTTCAAGAGCAGCAAGTGCTCCAAGTGCTCCTAACAGAAGAGTACAGAAAGGCGTTTCATCTAGTCCTCTAACTCTTATAAAAATGATAAATGCAAAGCTACCAAGAACAGTGGCAGCTAATATGGGCGAACCAAAATTAGAAAATAGAACAGGAAGATTTGCATCCAGTGCTAGGGTTGTTGAAGCAACTACTACTGCTAAAGGTTTTACAAGTTTTGGATATACTTATCAAAGAGATCCGTATGGAGTTTTTGAAAGTACAAGTGGAACTCGATTTGCAAGCCCAGAAAGAGATCCAAGAGTTTTAATAGAAGGATCTATTAGAGAAATAGCACAAGAGTTAGCAATAGGAAGATTTTTCACAAGGAGAGTTTAGTGACAGATAGTAGAACTTATACTTCCCGTAGAGCAAATATTTTAAATGCTCTTGCAGAAAAATTAAAAGATATTGATGGCTCTGGGGCTTTTTTAACAGACTTACAAAATAATGTTCATCCTAGATTAAAGTTTTGGGATCAAGTGGATGAGTTTCCTGCAGTTCATTTAAATGCAGGAAGCGAGAGTAGACAATATCAGGCGGGCGGGTACAAAGACAGATTCCTAGCTGTTACTATTCGCTGCATGGTTAACGAAGAAGATGCACAAGATGCATTAAATATTTTAATGGAGGATATTGAAACAGTTTTAGAAGATAATGCAGAACTAGAATACTTAGACAAGCAAAATAATACTTTTAAAACTCAACAAATCACTATTGTTAGTATTGATACTGACGAGGGTGTACTCGAACCTTTGGGTGTAGGCGAAATACTAATTGAGGTTCGTTATTAGAAAATACTGGCACGAACAGACGTTCACGTCCAAGTCTTTTCAAGATTCATAGGAGAAAACTATGGCACAGCAATTATACTTTAGCCGCGACACCAAGATGTTCTTGGAGTTCGATGGGTACGTATGGGAAATCCCAGTACTCGATGGCTTCAGTTTTTCTCAGGCTACAAATAGCTCTGAGATTACTCTTAATGAGATGGAGTCTTCTGCCGGTGTAAGTAGAAGAGGACGTCGAGCATTTAATGACTCTCTTGCTCCTGGTGAGTGGTCTTTCTCAACATATGTTAGACCTTTTACCGCAGCAGGTGCAACTCAAGGTACGGGTTCAGCAGACACAGCACCAGAAGTGCATGCTGTAGAAGAAGTGCTTTGGGCTTTGATGGCAGGTGCAAATAATTACGCAGCTGCAAAATATGACAAAGGCGGCACAGATGTATTGGTTCCTGGGGGATCAAGCATGGCAGTAAACTTTGACTCTTCAAATGTAGCTCAATTATCTACATTTAACTTGTACTTTGTATTAGGAAATGATAATCGCACAGTAATGAAACTAGATGGTTGTGTAGTTGGAGAAGCTTCTCTTGACTTTGATATTGATGGTATTGCTACAATTGCATGGTCCGGTAACTGTGCAAATGTTGTAGACTTCTCAGGAAGTGTACACACAGATAATACTTTACCAATTCATAGCGATGCTACAGCAGACGGTGTAGGTACAATTGCTGTTGGAGACGTTTGGCTAGATGCAAATGATGGTCACCGCCTCTATGTTATGACTGATGTAGGTAATGGTTCTGAAGCTGCTACTGCATATGTTAATGAAGCAATTTTAACAACCACTAACTTCATTCGTAACCGATTGACAGTTCTTACTGTTACTCCTACTACTCGAGATCCTGATAGTGATGGATCAAATGAACTAGAAACAAATTACAGTCTAACTCTTACTGGTGGTAATGTAACAATTTCAAATAATATTACATTCATTACTCCAGAAGAAATAGGAACTGTAAACGTACCAATAGGACATGTAACCGGTACGCGTTCTGTATCAGGAAGCTTTACTTGTTATTTGACAGAAGATACAAGTACTACAAATGCGTCTAGAGACTTTTTTGAAGACTTACGCGCTATTACTAATGTAGTAACAAACTCTTTTGGTTTGGTATTCAAGATTGGTGGAGCAAGTGGTACAGGCTTAGAGTTGAATATGGCAACATCTCACGTTGAAATACCTACTCACTCTATTGAGGATGTTATTTCTCTTGAAACTAACTTCCAAGCACTACCGTCTACGATTGATGGCACAAACGAACTCGCTCTTACATATCGTCCGTAAGAGATATAGGCTGAGAAAAGGGGCTCCGGCCCCTTTTTTCTTATACCAAGAAAAAATATTTCTTGACATTTTTCCTCCTGTCCCTTATACTATACGGTACTAAAAGTGAGA